ATCAGCGGTACAGAGGAATCGAACTCCTTTTATGGAAAGATGATTCCCCCCCTTTTCATTCACGGCGAATTCTCTCCCATGATTTTGGCAAATTTCGTGAAGCGGCAAAAGATGATTATGGGAAGGATTCAGAGAGAGCAGCAGGGCGGTGGCAGGTCCCGCTTGGACCCTCGCTCATTTATGATTCTCGACGACTGTATGTACGATGATAGTTGGACACACGACAAGAACATTCGTTATTTGTTCATGAACGGGCGATGGCTCAAGGTGTTTTTCATCATCACGATGCAATATCCTCTTGGTATTCAGCCAGCTCTCCGGACCAATGTGGATTTCGTTTTCATCTTGCGTGAGCCTTATGCCACAAACAGAAAGCGCATCTTTGACAACTATGCCTCTGCCTTTCCCAGCTTTGAGTTCTTCTGTCAAATCATGGACCAGTGTACACAGAACTATGAATGTCTGATTGTAGACAATACAAGCCAGTCAGCGAAACTCGAAGACTGTATTTTTTGGTACAAGGCTGACATGCATCCTGACTTTCGCATTGGTGCCGCCGAGTTCTGGCAGCACTCGGCAAATTACTATCGGGACAAGCAAGAAGAGGAAGATAATCAATACGACCCTACAAATGCCCGTAGATTGAAGGGGCCGCCCATCACTGTTCAGAAAAAGAACTGAGGGCCTAGTAATTTTGGCACAACACGATAGATGCAGGTTGACATATATAGTATTGGACTTATTCTAGTATTGGCACTAGTACTCTTGGTGGCAGATCGTTACTTTCGTATTAATCCCTTTTTGATAAGGGAAGGATTCCAACTTTCGGGACAACCTCAGCGTTGTGGAGTTGACTTGCCACCATGTCCCTTTCCTAAACGCTGTATGAATGGATTCTGCTATACGTCTGATGAACCCCAGCTACGCGATAGGAATCCTCTCCCGGTTCTTCCGTAAAATCATGGACCACAGTAGATATGAAGGGGCACAAAGGTTATTCTCTGTATGGACTGCTGGCTGTTCTGTTTGTGGTAATTGCCTTTCTCCCTACGATTCGTCGCATGTTTGTGCGTTCGTTTCCTGAGGGATTTCAGTCATCTCTGGGAGTGGATAGCCGTAGGGGAGACTGTAAGGGTGTGACCTGTAATGAGGGTGAGTTTTGCCAGGAGAACACTTGCCGCCCTGTGATGGCTCCTATTACGAATAACTACTTTCCCGAGAAGTAAAGAATTTATATAATAATCTGGCTCTTAGTACAAAAGTGCTAAACGTCAGGTTTTAAGCATTCCAAGCATGCGCTTCAGTTGCGCTGTAGGCTATATTAAGTACCCTCTGAGCGAGGGTACTTAACTTTAGCACAGCGCGCTACCAGACAGGTCGGTCTTACGGGCAATGGCAAGGTCTGCAGGACCAGATGAGCCGAACATACCACCAAAGGTCTCAGAGGGCTCTACAGTATCGGCTAGAGGCTTCTTGGCGGCAGCCTTTGTGCGTTGCTCCTTCTGGAATTCCTCACGCTGCTCCTCATTCTCCTTATACTTCTTCATCAGTGTGTTTAACTGCTCCTCGGCATACTCCTGCTCGCTCACATCATTGGGCTCCGGATCCCAGGGAAGCCACTTCCCGACCTCACCCACAAAGATATTGTGGAGTGTATCCTGGCGCTGTAGCTTCTTAGAGCGTGCCACAGCCTCGCCCTGAGAGCCATACACACCACGAATCTTCAGCCCACGAACCGTAGTACGGAACTCATTCTCGGCATAAAAGTCATCCTCCAGCTTGGCCTTGTGTGCGTACAGGAAGTCATCATAGGCCTCCTTCAACTTGGACTCCTTCAACTCGCGTTCATTGTCTGCCACGAACGTCTGGAACTCATCCATCAGAGTATCCACACGGAGCTTTGACTTGCGGCAAACATCGGCTGCGCCACTGAGGTCTTGCTTCAGAAGCGTCTCCACCTCGGCATCCAGCTTGGCGTTTATTCCGGTGGCGACCTTCATGAGGTACGCCTCCATATTCTTTGTCCGGCTCTGGAACTCATAGGTCTTTAAGAAGCGGTTGAAGAAGAATAAATCCTTATTGGCGAGGACCTTCTCCGGGCTGAGGAAACTAAGAAGGCAAAACTTCTGCCCAGGAATCTCTACGTCCTCCTCTAGGAAATCTTCACGAGTGGTTGACATTCTGTAATAAGCAATCGGGTTTGCTTTAGATGGAAATATCCGCGGGGTTCGAAAAAATCTCTGAAGTGAATATAGAATATGGATTCTACGTCCGAGATAGTTAATCGTATGATCAAGTATTTGGTTGAGGGTCTGTTTGTGGCCGTTGCCGCTATTTTTATTCCTCGTCACCGGCTCCCCATGGATGAGATTCTCACCCTGGGTGTGGTGGCTGCGGCTGTTTTCGCCATTCTGGACGTGGTGAGCCCTAGCATTGGTGCTACGGCTCGCCAGGGCGCTGGATTCGGTATTGGCGCTAACTTGGTGGGCTTCCCTGGCGCTCGGTTGTAAACAACCTACGCTTAGTGCAAGGCTCTAAAAGAGCCTTGATTCATAGACCACTAATATAGCATCCAATAGCGTATATTCCCGAGACTTTAGTCGAGGGAATCGGTATTGGCGCCAATCTCGTCGGCTTTCCAGGTGCCCGCCTGTAGTTAAATCACCCCCCATAGTATAACATGGAGAGCGGACTGACAATGCTGATGCACTCAGTAATAATTGGATTCGTACTTTATTTCGTGATGGTGTATGGTCTGAAGCAGAGCAAGCTGGTTGCCGAGAATAGGTCTATTGTATTGGCCGCTATTGTCCTGATATACATGATAGTCTTCGGTCACGGTCTGCCTGGGAGAATCAACGGCAATCTATAAACTCGCTACCCTTTCGGTAAAAATTACCCGAATGGTTGTGCTTTTTATTTCTTAAAAAATCTTAAAATAGTCTATAAATACCTCATAAAATAGAGCCCAGCTCAAACAGATCTTATGAATTGCCACGCCAAATCCGCACAAATTTTCTCCCAAATCTTGTCCTGTACGTAGAGCTTATCGCGATTCTTCAAAAGCGGAAAGGATGATAGGTACTCATCCAGCTCCAAGAGCTCACAGAACTTGTACAGAACATAGGAATAGGAGAGGAAATTGCTCCTGTCCTTCGGGCAATTCTTCTGAAACGACGGCTGAATCTCCTTAAACATGTAACGGAGCTTTTCCTCGACTTCGCGACTCATCACAGGGGCATTCTGTCCATTCAACCGATTCATAATATGCGGCACATGCTCATAATATTTATTATATTTCAACTTCTTCAGAATCTCACGCACTTTCTGCCTTGACAGAGTCCTATAATCGAGAATGCGCTCCTTTTTCAACTCGGCACAAATGGCCTCATAAACTTCCTGTGGAATCTCCGTGCTCTCCTTGGCCTGGAATTGCGCTAGCCACTCATTAAAATGGTTAATACGCTTATACGCGTAATAACTGACCTCCCTGGGAGGGTCCTTGTAACTAGGCTTATCAGAATCAACGAGGACAAATTCCTGGTAGCCGCATTCGGTACACGTGAAGACAGCCTCATTAGCACTGAAAATCATCTCCTTTTGACACTTATCACACTCTCCATAGGGGTCATTCTCAATCTCATTGGTTCCACGTACATGCTCTGGATGTACCTTTTGTAAATACTGCTCGAGCAACTTGTCACGGCCCTGTTGCTTTGCTTGTGTGGGTGCCACGGCCGCCGCAGGATTCTCAACCACCGCGGCAGATTCCAGGGCAGCGAGAACAGAGCCAGGTTTCGCCTTTCCACCGCGCTTCACAGCATCTCCCCCATTCTGTATCTTCTCCTGGATTTCGTAATAATTATACAAAATCTCGCCAGTATCGAGGAAATAGTCGAAGAATTCGTTGCCACCTGTACGCCGCTCAATCTCCTTCTCGAGCTCGCGTATCTGCTTCTGATGCTGCTCATAGAAAACCTCATCGCGCGTCTCGCGACATAGAATCTGTAGGTCTGCGATATCTTGCTTGATATTCTCGACATCTTTCTCCCGTTCAAGCATATTTTGAACACGAAGAGTGTGCAGGGAATCGAGGGTTGTCCTGGACTCTGGATTACTACGTTTCGTGGGGCGAATCTTGAAAAACGCTTCTTCAGATGACATTCCTTCTCTTCTTCAGTGGCATTGTTTAGGCTATATATGGTCCGCGGATGTACCCTCAAAAAAAGAAGTCCCCGGCACGGCTCGTAAAATAGTCCAGAATTCGGGGCAAAAATGAGGATCACCCCGGCTTCGCGAAAATCCACCCACCCCCTGGAAATTTATTTCTCGCGAAGGGGTATAAACAAAT